ACCCCACTCAAACACAAATTCTAAGCTGTATCTCCTAAACAGAATTTCACTGAACAGATAATAGTTTTGTCTAGTCTGCAAAATCAGACATATCATAATCTATGTTCTCATCGTACTCTAGTTCTGTACCCGTTAAATTGATTGCATTACTCACTTCTGTTACTTCCCTACTTTCTCTTATGCTTTCTTCTATGTCGCTCAAGTTAGCCTGTCTCTCTTCTTCTACATTATTCACAATTAGGTATTCTGCTGTTGATTGAAGCATTAGGTCACAAGTTACATGCCCATCCTTATCCCTTCCTTTTAGCTCATATTTATTTTCCGTACTATTGTATAACTTATTGTAGAATCTAGACACTATGTTTCCATTCACACAGGTGCATATCATTGACCAACCTTCTTTTCTTTTACACAATTCTCTAACCATTTCTATATACTTCTTTTTTGTCCTCATTTTGAGGAACTCAAGGCTTGCTAATATGTTGTCTATGTTATATAATCTTATATTCCCATCCGAACATAACATCCCCAAGTTCGTCACATATCTATTATAGCCAGATAAATGATATTCCCAATCCCTTACCTCTATCACTCTTCCTAGGTCACTAGTCAATTCTACTGGTTTAGGCCCGCTTTCAAACATTTTAAAGAATTTTAGTGCAAAATCAGTTATCATTTCTTCTGTTCTCCAGGTCATTGCCAACCTTACTGTTTCATGCGTAAGTAGTCCAGCATTATTTTCCAAAAAACCAGATACATCGCTAGGATTATCTAGCACTATCTCCATTGCTCCTTGTTTCACAACTATTTCACAGTTTAAGTACGACAACCCATAATCAAATCTAGGTACTGCCCACACTCTTTTACCATTGAATGTTATTATCAATTTTTGATAATCTATTTCCCAGTCCCCGTAGCCTTCTCTCTCTATGCTCACTCTGCTTAACATATCATCCAATATTATTGGCAAATTTTTGTCGAATTGTACTCCTTTACTGGGTGTTAAAGAAACAACCCTAGGTGCAAACTCAACCAACCTAGAAGTCCAGTTTTTGTTCTTGTGTGCATTGGCAGATAACCACAAATACCTATTATCAAAGAAGTCTTTTTGTTCATTGTTTTTCATTCTTCCCTCCATTTTTTCAAGATAAAACTTCAGTATTCTGCTCACAGAATTTTGGTTAAAGTTTTTTACTCTCACTTCAGACAATCCATCATTCAGGTCTCCACCATAATAAGAGTCGTATCTTTTAAATACCATAATTGTTTCTCCGTGCTCTATTTTTAAAACCATCCATCCGGTGTACTTTCTGTTTCTTAATATTTGTTTCCGGAGATATTCATGCTTCACCCCATCTGTGTCATCTCTTAATATATACAGCAAGTCAGACTTGTTATATATTATTTTCTTATACATTGCCGCTTGTAATTTCAATCTCCTATTTCCCATTATGAATTTTTCATCTAATTGTTTTTCCTCAATCATATCTCTCAACCTGTAATTACATCCATTTGTTATAGATCCTAATATGCATTGTGTTTGTGCACCAAGTCCGATGTTGTCGTCTGTCATTGAGCTTCCTAGTTTCAGCCGCATACCACTTATTATTCCTACTTCTTTGTTTGTAAAGGCTATTACAGATATCATGTTTCTTATATAATCTGCATACCGTCTTCCGCGTATTTTCGGTTGTATAAAAGGGGTTGTTGAGGTCACTTCATCCATCAGTATCTTGTGCACCTTCATGAAATTGCTTTTGTTCTCAAGATCTGCCAGAGTATTCCCAAACCTGTCTAATATATAATTCTTGACAATAATCTCTTCATCTGTCAATTGCCCCATTTCTTCTTCGCATTCTCTTTTGTTGTATATGTTATACAGACATTTTATTATGGTTTTAGGCTCAGCTATCCTATTGACTAGTCTATCTCCCTTATTTATAACATAAGGTCCTTTTACTTTTATGGAATCAGTCATTTTGAAAGTATTTACATATTCTATTAGACCATTGTATACTGTAAAAGTACTGGCAAAATTGACCATGTCCTTTGTTATTTCATTTAATGTTCCACCTCTCACAATTCCTCCAAAGTTATTGACAATATTGGCTAATATTGTCTCCAAAGTGAAACTTTCAGCATTATTTCTTGCTTTATTTACAATTTCATTGTCTGTTAGATTTTCTTCTTCTTTGCTATATCTGTGTTCTTTAATCATTAAACTCTTCCCTCTTACAAGCATTGCCAATTTCCTTTGATTTGATATACTGTCACTTACCTTTGCAAGTGCATCCTTATAGGAATTGTGCTCAGATAAATCCTTCATGAAATTGAGTTGTAATCTCACATTCTTAGTTGGTACCCATAATGGAAAAGCAGTTGAGCTATCAAACTCTCTTAGTCTTGTACTGAAATATTTCACTAGCTTATCCTTCTTTTTCCCAGTAAAAGCAAATTTTAGACTACCAAAACATCGTGAGTTTATTTGATTTCTATCAGTTCCTATTGGTGTTATCTTGTAACTGAAACATAGCAATTTTTCGAGTATCTCACACCTCTTTTCATCCAATTTGCTTTTCTTCAAATTCACCAGGTTTCTTATTTTAATCAAATCATCCCCTACACTTCTAGTCACTATCATTTCTGTTACACTTACACCTGGACTCCCAAATAGTGTGAGTGGTATCATATATCGTGGTATTCTCAGACCTGTTAACTCTTTTATAATTTTTTCTGGGTCATTTTTCATTCCTTCACCATGACTGTATAACATATATATTTTATGCATACATATTTTCTTTAATTGTATTGCTATTTCCATAGATGCACCTTCTCTAATCACATTCGTAACTCTGTTTAATGCATCTATTGTGTCCTCTGCTGGCCCTTTACAACTAAAATCTGCACTCATAGTCACTGCAGCTTTTATAAAAGGATTGCATACTTCACCGTTTATAATATGATTACTTACCATTTCTCCTTGTATTGTTCCAAGACTTGATTTTGTATCTGATTTCTTAATTCCAAAACATCTCCATATTAGATATCTTATTTTACAGTATTTTAGCACTTCCTCCTCTGTTCCCTTTGCAAAAAAGATACTATCATCTGAATGCTCTACACCTTCTACCACAAAATCCTTTCTTATCAATATCTTGCTCACTTCATTTATTAGCCAACATGATACTGTCTTAATATTGGTAGAAAGGTTATTAAACATTCCTTGTGGCCATCCAGTTTTTGCTTCCATATGTACTTTATTTCTATTACAATGTGCTACATATTCCCATGCTTCTCTATCTTCACCATTATAATCTTGTGGAACATCTGCTATTTTGTGTTTTATCATTATTTTTCTTCCAAAGTTTTTCCCTATACTCAGTTCTGCAGCATTCATTAAGCTCTCATTATTTTTATACAAAGGGCTATTCCTCATGTAATAAAGCATATTAGTGCTTTCCATAGAGTTACTCCACTTTTGGTTGTCTTCAGAGGCTATCCATATCTTACCTTTAGGCAAGTCAGGACTCCTAAACACTTTTTGCCATGCTTTCTGTATTCCTGTTAGTTTATGCTTCCCTGTTATTATATTGCCTGGCACATGATCCCCCAGTGATTGTTCACACATCTCTATTACCCTAAACAGTCCTTTTATATAGGTACTTATGGAAGTGATTTCTCTAGGCCCTCCTCTTTGCTCTTTTTCAGCTATTCTCATCACTGTCTCTAATTCAGCTGCATCTCTTGCCAAATCTATTATACTATAAGTACCCTCTAGATTCTGTTCAGTCAGTATGTCTAGTGCATCAGTTATGGAGGTACTACTCCCATCTCCCTCCTTGTTAACTGTCCCATTCATACTAGATATTGTTAGTATGCTTTTCTCAAGTCCTTTTGCTAGCAGTGTTTTACCTTGTTCGGTACTTAGATTTTTGAAGTTTTTGAAAAATTCTGTTGTTCCCAGCTCAATGACACTTCTAGATAACTGTCCTAGCCTTCTCTCTAAGAAATCTTCTAATGGCCCGTCCATCATCCTTTCTGCACCTATTTCTTTTAAGTCTTTATCATAGATTATATCCATTTCCTTTATTGAACTGTAAGCTTTTGCTATTTCTTGGTGCCCATAAAGGCCTTTTCCTCTTAGCATGTTTATTCCGTTTACTTCATTAATTAAACATCTTAGGGAATTGATATTCCGTCCTTTATCTGTCATTGATGGAAATGTGCCTTTTATTCCTGTCGTTGTTTCTATCTCGTCCTCATTGCCTATTAAGACGTCAGTCTTTATAATCTTGTCTCTACATTGTATTAATTCAATCATCCATCTTTCTGTCTCATTTAATTGGTATCCTACTTCATAACTCTTCACCATAATTTTTGCCTTTTTTGTAACTAAGGCCTTTATCAATGAGTATTCAGATAGAGATGCATTTATCATGTACTTATAGAGATCGGTTACAAGAGAAAACCCTTGATGAGGTGAAGTTGCACACATTACACCATAACTCATGCATTTCTTAGCATATCTCAATTTTTCATCAAAACTACCTTCTATAGAGAGCCCTTGTGTCATGCTATAACTTAGTACTCCTAGAAAACTATTTCTGTACATGTTCATTCTTCCAGGGTCAGCACTTATTGGATAACTTACATTAACTTGTTCTCCATTCAATATTTCTGTTGAAAGTACTCTATTGAAAGTTTTTACAGTTTTTCCTCTTGTAATTACACAATATACTACTTGTGTATTGCTATTGCTGCTCAATCCTCTTGGTCTAGTCAAAAATAGTATATCTCCTGAACCCCCATCATAAACACAGAATTTTTTGTTTTCTGCAGACTGATTTATTAACACACCATTTGCCATAGAAGCCAAACCAGAAACAAGTTTCATTCCTCTTGTCCTAAGTAAATGGTCCATTAATTTGTCTCCTTCGGCTTCTATTTCCTCTTCTACTTCTTCACCTATGCTATTTATTGTTTTAGCTCCTTTTTTTAATTGTATTGGCTCCCCTATTTCTTCCTCCATTAAAGTGCGTATAGCTTCTATATTTTCATTTTCTTCTTCACACATCTCCCTACTTAGGGTCTTAATAGCTTTCTTTTCATTGTCATCCTTGCATGCATCCACAAACTTTTTAATAATCTTACTTTGTCTGATTGCACTGCTCTCACTCACATTTATCTTGTTTTTCCCTTTATTCAACACTAATCCATCCTGGCTTTTTTTCTCAGCATCAATCCATGTCTTTCTGGTGTTGAATAGTTTCTTTAACTCCTCAATCCCTTTACTGCTGTTTGTACCACAGTTTCTTATTTGGCTTATCATACTTTCTTTTACTTTCATTACATTTTTAGTCATATTACATGCCATCATTGGCTTTTCCTCATCCTTTTTGATTCTTTCATGCCTGTCATTGTTTTCCCAAACAGTATTAAAGGCTTCTTTTACTGTCACATGTTCTGTCTTATCAAACTCCTCAGGCATTTTATCTAAAATCTTTTCCACATCTTGTGCTAAGTCTTGTATAGTCTTATACCTGTTTGTCCAGGCCTTTCCTACACTGTCACTGTATCCTCTTATGTGTTTATTAAATTTTGGTATCCCCTTAATAATGTCACTCAATTCCATCTTTGTTTCTTTGTCAACATTTCCTTCTACCACAACACTTGGGTAATCTGAGGCAATCATCGATAGTCCTTTTTTATACTTTTCCAGCATCTTAACATCTTCTTCTCCATGTACTAGGATCTTTTCTACACCCATAACTTGTTCCATGTTTATACTCCATGTACTATAGTTCCTACTTTCTAAAAGTAGGAATCTATACTCATATCCTTCTGATATTGCAAAATCACGTATCCTTTCATACTTGATTCCTTTTTTTGTAGAATCCGATATTATACCTGTTCCTTTCACTTCTATCAAGTGTATCTTCTTGTTCTTAATTGAAATATACACCAAGTCAGGCATCAAGTTTTTTGTTCTGTCAAGTATTGTCTCATCATTTATCACTATATTTTCTTTAATAGACATCTCTTTGAACTCTTCATAGAAGTTCCTCTGCTTAAATGATGTTGCCATTCTGTTTGCTACTCCCACAAATCCATCATGTACTTGCTCTGCACTCAAAATAAACGCTTTTTTAAGTGCCCATTCCTTCTTGATTCTCCAGTAGTCTAGCATTAATTTGCTATAGTTTTCTTTCATGGTGTTAAGAGACCCTTTTGATTTGTCCTCTGCCATTTTGTTCCATGAAGATGCAGCCATTGTTAAGTATGTTTCAATGTTTACACTTAAACCTGTTCGTGCATATCTTTCATATATCTCTTCCATTTCGCTTCTAACCCTCTTTACCAGATTAGTGAACAATTCACTATTTATAATTTCATTTTCTCCTTCTTCTTCTATTTCCTCATTATTTTCTTCTTCAACTTCATAAGTCTCATCATTCCACCATTCGTTTTCTTCTCCCATTACATTTTCAAACTCCTCATCGTCTTCTTCAAAAACAGGCTCCTCACTCCTCTTAAATTCAATAAGATTCTCTATCAAAATTGCTGTATCCTTTCTTTCACTCATGTTTGGTTGTTTATTTTGATTGTTTTGATATATTGTTTGTGATGGGG